AACAATATTAACAATAACAATATTAACAATAACAATATTAACAATAACAATATTAACAATAACAATATATTAATTGATATATGTTTTGTATTTTTAGCATTTATTGCACATATACAATGGTATTTACATAATCCTTTTACTGAATGGCCGGATTGGTGGCCACCAGAAAAAAGTGAGAATGATATTCGTCATAGAACAGAATATTATGATACTCATGTAATGTGTTTTGCAATTTATTTATTATTATTTTTTCACAATTATAATATATTATATAGAATAACTAATTAATTTAATTTATTTTTGTTTTTTTGAGATTCAATTATATACATAACATTTATTATATAATAACATGTTATTGCTGTAAAAAAATGCCATAATGAATGAAATATAAAAATAGGATAAAACATATAACATAAATTTTGTTCTAAATGCCAGAAAAATTTACCACATAATAATGAACCTAAAATTTTAAATTTAATAGTATTATTTATATCATGTAAATATAAATTTAATAATATGATAACTATACTTACTCCATAAAAATGTAAGAAAAAATTAAATGATTTATTTATTAAATAATATATAAAAGAAGAATTTAATGAAAATATAGTTAGATTATTTAATAATACTAATGATTTTTTACTTTTATTATTATTATAAAAATTATTAAATTTATATAAAATTAAAATATTTAATAAAAACATACTAAATTCATCAACTATTTCCATATAATAATTACTAGTAGAATGAAATAACATAGAACCAATACCTAAAAATATAGTTGAATAACAAAAACTGTTTAGCCCCACTATATTATTTTTATTAAAAAAATATAACCAATATAGACCGAATATTAAATAAAAAATATTTGAAATTGTATTATAAAATTCTGCTATATAATTTGAATAAATATATCTTTTTTCACAAAATTTTATTAATGTATCTGTATTATTTAACATATGTTTTTTTATTATTATTAAACTATTATTAAATTATTTTTATATATTTTATATATCAAATATAATTTGTTTTAATTTATATATTTCTCTATCATAATCTTCTGGTCGACCACGAGGATTACAAATAAATTCTATATTATCTACTTTTTTATGCCATTCTGTATGTGTATGTCCAAATATCCAATGTTTTATTTTATTATATTTAGTTAATTCTAACAATTTAGTATTTAATTCTGTTGCTAATTCTATTTTATCTTTATTATCATCAAAAAAATCTTCACTAGGTAATGTATGTGTTACAATAATAATATTTTCTATAGAATCATCATTCATATATTTTTTTATATTATTATCTAAATATTTAAATTCTTCAATAGATTGTTTTATGACATTATTAACAAAGGTATCATTATCATTTTTTGTAAAATGTGGTATCCATTCATCAAAATAATTATTACATTTTTCAATACTAGTTTTATCTGAATTATTATAATCCCACCAACCACAACATCCTATAAAAACCGTTTTATTAATAATATATGGATTATTAGATAAATATATGATTTTATTATTATTTATAAGATTATCTATATATTTTTTTTCATATAAATTTGGATATGTGTGAACATGTTCATGATTACCATCTACAAATAATATTTTTTCATAGTATTCAGAAATTTCATTTAAATATTCAATACTAGATAATAAATTATCAGAAATATCTCCAGCTACAATTAAATATTCAGAATTAGATTTTTTAAATTCAAATGGATAATCCTTAATCTGACCGCATGGATATTTATTATTATATTTATTTGACCATTGATCTATATGTAAATCACTACATATATCTATTTTTTTCATTTTATTTTTTTCCATTATAATTTTAACATATAATATTTTTATAAATTAATTTAAATACTAGTAATTATCTCAAATTCCTCATCTGTAAATCCATAATGACTACCATTTTGTTCATCTATTTTAAGATTTTTATTACATGTGTTATATGTATGTAATAAATGAACTAATACACCTTCCCAATTTATTTCTTTACATTTATTTACAGCATTTTTAATAAAAGTCTCACCTTCATTTATTTTGTCATTTTCATCAAATTTATTATTATGCCAAAAAGATTTCTTAAATGTTAAAGATGCTTCAGCAACTTTTTTTTCTAAGGGATATTCTACTGGTGAAACATTAATAATACTACTGTATTTGTTTATATGGAAACATCCAATGGTTGAACAAAATACACAATCTTTACCAGACTTTAATAAATTTCCAACACGATTTAATAATGAATCTGGATAATAGTAATCATCATCATCTATAAAAGCAATAATTCCTTGCTTTGCTAATCGCACGCATTCATTTCGTTTCCATCCAATTGTCTGTTTTTTTTTGTAATGATAATATTTAATATTTTCTCCTTTAGGCAATGCGTCTTCTATTTTATCTGTACCATCATCGACTACAATAAATTCTATTTTATCCTTAGGATATGTTGTATTATTATAATTCATTTCAACTAATTTCATAAATTTTCTACGATTATATGTAGGCATACATACAGAAATATTAGGTAAATCAGCAGTATCCATATAATTATTAATTTCGGGCATTTTAATAGTTTTAAATTTTTTACATACAGATAATACTGATTTATAAAATACATTTACATCCTTAGAATCCATATTTAAGTTAATTACTTCTTTTCTTAAAAATGATTCTATTATTTTATCGTCTTTATTTTGTACTAAAATATGATCATAATTATCTAGTTGAGGCTTCCATGATTGTATAAAATGTAATTTATCAAAAACAAATATATTATTTTGAGAATAATCAATCAATAAATTATTAATATATCCATAGAAAATATTAATATTTGCCGGTGCACATTTATAATCTAAATAATGTACAATATTTCTATCATAATTTCCACTTTTATAACGCACCGCAAAACCTTCATATAATTTTTCACATCCTTGTAAAAGATTCTTATCATTTTTATCTGTTATAAAATTAATTATCATTTATATATATATTTACTATAGTTGTCTATAAATATATTAACATTTATATTTAGACGGTTCTATCAGTATTAGTTATAAATTCATATATTTTATCCATACAAGTCTTACCTATTGGATAATAACTACCACTATCATTATTACAAATATAGTATACAAAAATACCAATAAGAATTAAAATAAATAAAACTACTCCTAAAATTATAAATAATTCCTTGTTTTCATCAAATATATTTTTATTATTATTATGTTTGCTGCCTCCTTTTGTTTTTTTAATCTTCTTATTCATGTCTTATATTATAAATAAGAAAATATTTATTAAATAAAATAACTTGCAGTTAATAAATTAATAAAAAAAATATAAAAAAATATATAATTAAAGAATAAAATCTTATATTAAATATAATGGCTCATCTTAGTTCAAATATGAGAATTGGTGCTATGATTTTTTATTCCATTTTAACATTTTTTGTTGGTCCTTTAGTTACTAGACCATTTATGGATGAACATCCAGATCAATGTATTGCTGGATTTTTATTAGGATTTACAGTTAGTATTTTATTATGGATGAAGTATGGTAGACATTTAGAATAAATATTTAATTATTTAATTATTTAATTATTTAATTATTTAATTATTTAATTATTTAATTATTTAATTAGATTTGGATAAAACATGTAAAAACATGGCAAAAATAAAGTTATAACTATAAATAATACAATAATACCATAAAATGAATTCAGACTTAAATTTCCTATTTTTTTTTTTACATCATTTTCAATAATGTTTTTTTTTTCTTCAAAATTTTCTTGTAAATTTGAAAAAACTTTTAATATATTTTGAGTAAAAATTATTTTACTGATATCCATATATTAATATGTAATATTTAATTTGAATATAATAAACTAAATTATTATTATTTAGTAAATGATGTAAATGTTTGTGAAAAATAAGTAATAGGATTATAATTTTCTAATATTGAAGAATCATATATATATAAGAAACCTAATCCAAATACTATAATAATTATTACTGCTAAAATTATAAATAATATTGTATTATCCAATTCACCACCAGTTATTTTTGAAATAGTTTTTTTACTATTTTTATTATTATTTTTAGTATTTGACATATATTAATATATAATATTTAATTTATATAAAAAAGAATTAATATGATTAATTAGTAATTTAAAATGGTAAAAATAGAAGAAGATATAAAACTAGATTTTTCAGATGTTTTAATTAAACCTAAACGGAGTACAATTTCAAGTCGATCACAAGTTGAATTATCACGCACATTTAAGACACTACATTCTAATAAAGAATGGTCGGGTGTTCCTATAATGGTTGCAAATATGGATTCTACTGGTACATTTCAAATGGCATTAGAATGTCAAAAACATAAAATAATTACTTGTATACATAAACATTATAATATTGATGATTGGTTAGATTTTACTAATAATTTACATAATAAAGTTGATTATGATTATATATGTGTATCTACTGGTATATCTGAAGAAGATTTTAAGAAAACATTAAATATTTTAAATCTATGTCCTTATCTTAAAATGATTTGCATTGATGTAGCTAATGGTTATTCAGAGCGTTTTGTAGAAACTATTGAAAAATTTAGAAGTGCATTTTCTGATAAAATTATTATTGCTGGAAATGTAGTTACTAGTGAAATGACAGAGCAACTTATTTTAGCTGGTGCGGATATAGTTAAAGTTGGTATTGGTCCCGGTTCTGTATGTACTACACGAAAACAAACTGGTGTAGGTTATCCACAATTATCCGCGGTTATGGAGTGTGCTGATGCCGCACATGGATTAGGTGGTTTAATAGTATCCGATGGTGGTTGTACTGTACCAGGTGATTTTTCTAAAGCATTTGGTGGTGGAGCAGATTTTGTGATGAGTGGTGGATTTTTTAGTGGTCATAGTGAATCCGGTGGTGAATTAATAGAAGAAGATGGTAAGAAATATAAAATGTTTTATGGTATGAGTAGTGATACAGCAATGAAGAAGTATGCTGGTGGTGTAGCAAATTATCGTTCATCAGAAGGTAAGACTGTAAAAATTCCGTATAAAGGTTCTGTAGAAAATACTATTCTAGATTTATTGGGTGGTATTCGTTCAACCTTAACCTATGTTGGTGCAAAATATTTAAAAGAATTGTCTAAACGATGCACATTTATTAGAGTAAATAATCAATTAAATAATATATATAAATAGAAGATGATAAAATAAAAACTAAAACAAAAAAAGGTAAATAAAACTAAAACAAAAAGGGTAAATAAAAAGTAAAAATAAGAATATAAAAAAAAAATTTTTATATAATGTAAATGAAAAATTATTTTTTTATATTTTTATTTTTCTTATATATTACATTTGTACTAGGAGCACAAAATATTTATTGTACTGGACACGATGCTTGTAGAAATAATATATGGACTGGAGAATATAATATTTTTTGTGGAGCATCTAATAGCGAAAGAACATGCAAATCTACTACATTAAATTGTGGATCTGGACACGATTGTTCTATAAAAACACAAGGCAGTGGTCACGATGCATATCAATATAGTGTAGTGAATGCTAAAGAATCTAATTCATTTAGATTAACATGTTTAGCATCTGGATTAAGAGATTGTAAGTCTATTACTATATGGTGTCCTCAAGCTATTGGTACAACATGTGAATGTGTAAATTGTCCTCAAACAGTTACAATGAAATGTGTAGAAGGTATAAGTTGTTCATCAGTATCAAACGCTCAAATAAATTATGTACCATCAGAACAACCTACACAAACAAATAATAATAATAATGCGTGTCAAAATCAAACATATTATAATAACATAACTGTCTATAATTATAAAAATGTTACACGATATAATAATGTAACACGATACAATGATGTTATACTTTATACTTATAAGAATATAACATATTATAGAAATATTACTATGTTTAATTATAAGAATTTATCTAGATATATTAATATTAGTGATTGTAAAGAAACAATAATAAATAAATCATATCCAGTGTATATTAATCTTGAAAAAATAATATATTTGCAAAATATTTCTAAATGTAAGAAGAATAATGTAGATGATGATGATATATTAAATAAAGTATTTATGATTGGATTTTTTATAAATTTATGTATTATTTTTATATGTATGTATTTATGTGTTGATGTTAGATCAGTATCAAGAATTTATGCTATAGAAGATTAAATTGATTTATATTTTTTTGTTTTAAATTAATGGACTGTGAAAATATTATTAAAAGTGTTTTTGAAAATACTGAAATAGATGATAAGTATAATATAGATAGTAAAATATTATATAAAATAAAATTTAGATGTAGTGGTGATGAACCGGGTGATTTACCAAAATATAAACATCAAAACTTAAAATTATCATTTGATTTTAATAATTATAAGATTACACAATATGTAAACAAAAATACAGATTTAGGAATATTAGAATTATATAATACATATGTGAGTAAGTTTTATAATATTTTGGAAAATTATAAAAAAGAACATAAAAAATTTACTAATAAATTCTATCAAACAACTGATTATTTAGAAAGTCAAGAAGAGATTAATTCTATAGAAGAACAAATAAAAGATTTAATTATTAGTTTATGTTATTTGAAAATATATGATTATGTAAAAAAAAAATATGATACAGATAAATATTTTATATATAATTTTAAACTAGATATAAAATTTATAGATGATTTATGTAAATATATCTATTTCAATCATTATATAAATTATGATGAAACCATAAAAAAATATGGAGGTATTTATAGTTGTTATTTTATAAAAGAAGAAAATATATTTAATGTATTTAAGAAAATAGCATATGTAAATATTAGTGGAGATATTTATTATAAAGATTAAATATTTAAACAAAAAATAGTTTAAAAAGATTATTATAATATCAATATATTATGTATATGATGAATCTTAATAAATTAATTATTAGAATAAATTCTGGTAACTCTAGAATAAATCGTAGATATCTTTATGATATAGATGGATATAACTTTATTTTTTGCGAATATAAATAAATAAAAAAAGAAATATAGTAGTATAATATACTATTATGGATAACTGGTTAATGATAATGATATCTCATATTATTATAAATGGACCTTTAATGATATATATTGGTTATACAAAAGCATCTAATATATATGTATATTATTTATTATTAATATTAGGATTATTTATGCTAGGATATTTATTATTTAAATGGTCAAAAGATGAAATGAGTGCTTGGTTATATATTCATTTATTTGTATATGTACCATTATTTATGTATACTGGATATTTAGGAGTAAATAATAAGGATATTCCTTGGTATAATTATGAATTTATATTAGCAATTGGTATTGCGGCTACTGGTTATCATTTAATAAAAATAAAAAATTATTTAGATAAAAAAAATTAATTTATTTTAACATAAAATATATAGATAAAATTAACATTTTTTTGGTTTAGAATATCCTATAATACCACACGCAATTCTTTTACCCGCATGTCCTGTTGTAAGACTATCACTATGACCACCTAAACCTAAATCATCTTCATCTTCATGAATAACAATACTTCGTCCAATAACATTATATTTGCCCCGTAATTTAATTAATTTATCTGAAATTTTCATTTTAACAACACCATTTTTATTTGCTTTTACATTTCCTAAATCACCAACATGTCGTTCTTTACTATTTGGTCCACCGTGTTGTTTTTTATATGGATTATAATGAGCACAAGTACTAGAACAACCTTCTCTTAAGTCGCCATATTCGTGAATATGAAATCCGTGTAATCCAGGTGTTAAACCTTTTAAATTAATATGAATATCTGTTTTTTTTTCTTTTAAATTTTCTGTAAATAATATAGTACCCGTTATATTATTTTGATTTATAACACATACAGCTTCAATATTTTTATTCATATATTATATTATATTTTTAAAAATATAAAAAAAAACTAAATAAAATATTACAATATTCATTAAAACAAAGTTATTAAGAATTGAGATACTAATACAGATAATAAAACAATAATTGCTACAATTATACTACTAGTAATAGGAACTTGGGCGTGGTGAACAAACATATGCATTAATTGTTCTTTGAATGAAAGTGCTGCGGCACCCTTAGGTGGTTTTATTTCTTGAGAAGTGGCAAATGGTAATAATACTTGGGGCAAAACTAAATTAATTATAACTCCAACAGCAATAGAACATAATAATAATTTATTATTAAACATTATAATATATATTATATTTAATTTTATAATTTAATTTAATTTTAAAATTGATATTAATATGTAAATATGTAAATATTAAATAATGCTTACTAGATTAAAAAATTTGTTTAAAAGAACTGATACTACAATTATGTTAGGTAGATGGGGAAATAAAGGAAGTAATATAAAAAATATTTATGCAAATCATGATAATTGTGGTGATATAATTTGTAAAAATCCAAAAAAAATTACAGAATTTATTAAGAAAGAAAAATAGTTTATATTTAAAAAAAATAATATATTATAATTAATATGACATCATTATTAAATAATGAATATATTTCAATTTTATTAACAAATAACATTATAAATATTACAGTTAAAAATGAAATGCCTAATGAAGAAAATATAAATATTATAAAAAACACAATGGATACATTTTATAATTTATGTCAAAAAAAAAATATTAAATTTTTTCATTTATTTAATTTTAAAAATATATCATTATTAACTTTACCACAATTTGCGGCTAATAAATATTTAGTTTCAGATTTTTTTATAAAACATTACAAATTATTTCAAACAAATTTATATTGTAGTGCTTTAGTTATAGATAATTTTATTGTAAGAAATTGTATTAAACTTGTTTTAAATATATATACCCCAAATAAACCTATAGCATTTTTTTCTACTAAAGAGGAATGTCCTGAATTTTTTAATAAAATAGAAAATGAATATAAAACTGGAAAATGGACATTTGAAAAAGAAGATAGAAATAAATTTAAGGATTATAAGAATATATGTTATAATGAGTAAAACTAATAATAGATATTAACAGATAATAATAAATAAAATAAATATAAATAATAAATAAAATAAATATAAATAAATAAAATATACAAAAAATTAAAATAATATTATTATATGACTTTTAATTATCCAACTTATATTCCAAATTATGGTAATTTAACAGAAAAAATTATGAAGGATTTTATTCTTAATTATTATCATAAACAAACATTAGAAAATAAAATAATTACAAGCCTAAACGCATCAAATGATCCAACACAACCATTATATTTTTGGCAATTATATAGTATATTAGGTGAAAAATATATAGAAGATTTAATACGCTTATTTTATACTAAATTATTTAATGATAATAAAAACAAATGGTTTAGTGATGAATTTATAGAAATTGGTTCAATTGAATATCATGTTCGAGGTCAAAAAAAATTTTGGCTTGATATAATGGGTGGTGGTGAATATTATACTGGTGGTGAGAAAAAATTACATAATTATCATAAGCTTGTTAAAAATATAATGACTAGTGAAGGAGCTCGTGTATGGATGAAACATATGAATGACGCATTAGATGAAATGTCATATAGTGATGATTTACGAGTTCGAAAATGTATTGATGTTTTTTTAAATTATTTTATGACTAAATATGCTATTGAATTTGACTTTAATTTTTTCCCAATTATGAAAACAAAATTATAAATATATTTGAAAACAAATAAAAAATATTATATTTAATAATGGATAAAATTACTTATATATGTTTAATTACTGGAAATCCCGGTTTTAATTGGTGTTATGAAAATTTTTTAAAATATTTAGAATTACCTTATATTATT